ATAAGTAGAATCTGACTCCAATGCTACCCAATAAGTTAAATCACCAGAAGTAAACTTAGAAATATTCTTAGAAGAAATTGAAACATCATAATCATTTGCTAACATCTTCATACGTTCCGTTAAGAAGTTGAAGTTGAAGTTTTCGTCACCATCGTAAACACCAACTTCAATAGAGTAGGTATTAGATGTATCGTTACGTTTATCTTGTACCTCAGCAACAATCTTATCGTCTACATTTTTAATACACAAGTCATTTAACCCTAGAGTTCCTGTTGCACGTTGAAGTTTAGTAAAAGTAGCGGCTGTTAATTTAAAATTAATCTCACATTCTGGCATAGTAATTTCTTTCTCAGGATATACGATAATTGATTTATCAGCATACCAATAAGAAGTAGTAGAACCGTCTTGTCCCGTAATAGTGACAGACTGGTCACCAAATTCTAATTCTGGTTTATCAAATAAAGATACAGCAGATAAGAACTCATTCAAATCGTAAATACCAAATTCTTTAGGGAATGATTCTTCCACAGTAGAACTAGCAAGTACATTCTTTTGAACACTCATTGTGTCTAGTTTAGAACCCTTGTTAATTAAAATTGATTGGTTGATTGTTGCGAAATTCTTTAGAATTCCAATTGTCTTTTCACTTAATTGCATTATATATCCTTTATTCGATTGTTACATATATTATACTATACTTTTGATGTAAAGTAAAGTTTTTTGTTATTATTTTTCGTAGATTGTGTCCGAGTCAAACTCACCATTCTTTCGGTCAAACCCAGTAGCAAGCACAAGGTAGTGCATTGCTTTAATCAGGTCCATCTTATTCTTGCCAGACTTCTTACCATATCTCATAAGATACTTAATAGCATTATCAATCGAAGTTGATGACAGTGTTCCACGAGATTCAAATACATCTAACGTTTGGACATCATTATTCTTATTAGTATAATGGGCACCATACGTTCCTGCGATGTATTCTTGTAGTTCGAGAAGGGTTGTTCCCTCCCCATATTTCCATTCAATGTTATTCATTGATTTCTCCATAATATGAATCCCCGAAACATTTCGAGGATATTTTTTTAGTTAGTTATTTAGTTACTTAAAACTGCGAAGTTGACTTTTCAGCAAACTCTTCTGGTTCAATCACAGTACCATACTGCTCATTACCAACTTCAGCATCAATCTTTTCATAAAGAGAAAGGAATGATTCTTTAGTCTCATCATCAAAACGTTCAATAGCCATCTTAATTGCCTTTTCTTTCTTACCGAAGATAGAGTATGACTTTAAGATATCAACCAAACGACGAGTAGAAACGATTTCATCAACACCACCGTCTTCAAAAGTCTTACGGATAATGTCACCCCACATTGTAAGGTTTGGAATAAACGCATCAACTTCCGCAGAACGCAAACCAAAACCTTCAGCAGCCTTTTGAAGAATCTTTTTCTCAATTGCTTCAGAAGGATATGCTTGGTATAGAGTGATTGAGAAACGGTCAAGGAATGCTTCATTCATAACGTTAGTACCAACGAAACGACCATCATCAGATCCTTTGCCTTTAGTGTTAGCAGTAGCAATCACAGTAAAACCTTTAGAAGGCTCAACCCACTCACCACGTTTCTTAATGAAATAACCTTTGCCCTCAAGAACAGACTGTAATGCCATCACTTTTGAAGACGCAAGGTCAATCTCATCAAGTAACAATACAGCACCACGTTTCATTGCTTCAACAACTGGACCGTATTGGAACACTGTCTCACCATTCACTAAACGGAAACCACCAAACAAATCATCTTCATCAGTTTCAGCAGTAAAGTTAATTCGAATCATTTCACGACCCAAAGTAGCACAAGTTTGTTCAATACCAAACGTCTTACCGTTACCAGACATACCTGTTAGATAAACTGGAAAGAACATTTTAGATTTAATAATCTTTTTAATGTCATTCGAGTTGCCCCATGGTACATAAGTATTATCAACTTTCGGAATAAACGAGATAGCAGAGTCAAGACTCATAGCAGATCCAGTAGTGAAAGTTGATTTAGGTGACTCAGAAACTTCAACGTTGCCAGTAGCAGGTTCAGTAGAAACGGTTGCAACTTTCATAGGGGCAACTCCATTTCCATCAGTAGGAACACGGTACACACCACGAGAAACCAGATTTGATTTATCATTGAAAATAGCAGAAGGCACACATACGTCATACACTTCTTTAACACGCATCATTTGGGCACGTGTCAACTCATTAGTGCCGAATAACTCGTTAGAGGCTGCGGCAAAGTCATTTAAATTAATTTTTTTACTCATTTTTATTACTCCTTTTTTATTAAAAATACAACAGGTTTAATCAACCTTACAAGACCTATTATACCCTAAAACAAGACGGTGTGGGAACTAATTGACACCTTTTATTGTATGGTTATTAGGCAACCATCGCAACGAACTCATTCAATAACATCTTGTTCACTTTACGACCTTTCGAGAACTTTTTAAAGGCAGTTCTCAATTTTGCCTTACTAATACCACCGTTTTTATCTTTTTCAACTTCTTCAGGCATTGTTACTTCTTTGTCCATAGCAGTAGAATTAATCATGAAATATTTATCATAACCACCCGAAACAAAAGAAGAATAACCAGTCTGTCTAACTTTCTTTTTTGCTTCAGTGGTTTTTTCCCAACCCATAGTTCTATCAATTTTATTATTAATAGAACGAACATCGGTCAAGAAGAAACCAATAACATTCACACCACAACGGTCACCCAGAGCGGTCAATAAACTTGGAGTCAAATCATTATAATCTTTTTGCTCAGCAATATACTTTCTAGTTTTTGGGTCACGAACTACCATATGTTGACGGTCATCACCCCATCCTCTAATACCATCCTTTGTCCATTTACACTCAGCATTATAATATCGGTCATTACCATCAGAAGCACCGTCCGTCAACCAAATCACGTTGATTTTTTCACGACCAGTTTCACGTTTAAATTTTTCAACCATTTCAAACGAACCAATAATTGCTTCATTCAACGGCGTAGACGCAAGACCAAACCCATCAGGGCGAATAATAGTTTTTTTACTGTCCCAACCGGCTGCAATAGCCAATTTATAGAAATTATCAATACCATTTTTAAATTCACGAGCATTCATTTTTTCATTGAAAAACTCAAGCATAGAAACACGTCCTAAAACTAAGTGGTCAAAACCAAAGTTACCACTATCGTTATCACCATAAAACACAGTATTATCATTCTTATAGTATTTACTAAGACCAGAAGAATTAGAAAAAGAATAAACACGGAACGGGATGCCAACCTTTTTAGCAAACATCACAAGAGTAATAGTCTGTTTAACAGTAGCAAGTAATTTGTCACTCATTGAACCAGACCAATCAACATACATAACCAAACCGTGGTTTTTGCCGTCTTTAATAGTAGCAACCCTTTTGAAGATGTCTTCTTCGTATTTGTAAGCGTGCATCTTATTTGTATCAAGGACACCAGTCTTACCAACCGAAGTTCTACGATGAGCAGAAGCTGATTGTTTCATTTCAAATTCTTTAACCATGTAATTAACAACAGACAAAGTATCTTTTTTCCAAGAACAAATTTCGTCTTCAATGTCCTTTCTATTCTGAATACCTTCATCTTCATAGTATCTGGTATAATTAGAATCAACAGTAAAGTGCTCATTCATAATTTCAGCAGTCTTTTTATAACCAATAGTAACATCATCAATGTTAGTATTTGGTAAATCAACGTAGATAGGGTTTGACGCAAACTCATCATTAAGTCCGTCCATTTTATCATCAAAGTTTTTTTGAGTTTCCGATCCAGGCAATTCCTCACCCTCACCACCAGAACCTTCAGCATTTACATCTTGACCATCTTCACCGTCAGAATCACCATCACTTTCTTTGCCGTTTGGACCAGAACCTTCAGCCTCTTCACCCTCTTCCTTTTCATCGTCTCCAGGCATAGAAGGCATAGGGTTTGACTCATCACCGTCTTCAGAATCATCAAAGTCATAATCACCCATGTCGTCAAAGTCAGTATTCAACTCTTCATTCTTAGCATATTCAGCAAGGTCTAAAGTCAAATCAAGAACATCTTGGAACGTCTTAGTGTTATCAGCACGGTTTACAAAAACCATTTCTTCAGGGGTAAATTCAAGGTCAACTCGAACACCTAATTTGAAGAACAAGTTAATTCGGTCAAGGATGCCATATTCATTAACATCTTTATTACCAATACCAAAGAAGTCTTTCATATTCAATTCATCATACATACCGAAGAAAACCTTTTTCATTCCTGGGAACTTAGTTTTCATCATACGTTCAATTCTAGCGTCTTCAATAACGTTAGCATAATCTTTCAAATTTGGGTTTTCAGAAACAAAATCTTTCCACTCTTCATACGGTGTATAAAGGGCATGTCCAACCTCGTGTCCAATAAGTCCGTCATACATTGTATTAGACATATCTTCCCAAATAGGTAGATTAAGAACACGGTTTTTAACATCAAACGATGCAGTAG